GTCGCTTTTCAACACTGCGGCGTTTTTTGTAAATAGTACGGACAGCAATATTTAAATGTCTCGATAGCTCTGCTGCTCCCTTTTCTCTAAACAGATCAGCAAAATCTTCGTCTGTAATATCAGATAAAGTGACACTGCCCATACTAGAGCCTCCTGTGGATAACTCTTTCAGAACCAGTTAGTTTTGTCAAATCTATGAGTCTTTCCCACCCGTATCCTGTAGTGATTTCCTTTACTTGACCTACAGTTTTATCGAAGTACATCATTGTCCATGTACCATCATTTTTGTGAATAAACGATATAATATCACCATTGCTAGAAGTGCCTTTACTTACATATTCTGCTTGTGTCCAATGGTAGCCTGTAGCAAGTACACACAAAGTGTGCGGTTTATTTTTTGGTGTAACCAGTATTGTCCAATTACGTTTTAGATTTGCTGTTATTAATACCAAGGTCTGTTCATCAATACCTTGTTCTATAACACGTTCACCATACTTTGACTCCAATCCATTTAGTAATTCTTTATCTTGACCACAGACAAGATGAGCTGATCTTGCTGGTGCAATATAAAAACAGAAAGTGAAAGTAATAATTAGCAAAAATACTAATATGTAAAATTTTTGCATTATTTTCTTCTAAAGAATTTAGTTGCGGCTCTTACACCAAAACTGCTGGCTACAATTACGCCTAGACTATACTGATACCACTCCGGCATTTGTTCTAGTACGGTAAACCCGTTTAATACGACTAATTCCATACCAGGTACGAAGGCTAGGATTAGTGGCACTGAAAATAAAATTACGAGCCATTCATCTTTCCAACTGTTCCTTGCACCTCGTATAGCCTCAAGATCCCAATCGATCTCGCCGGTAGCTTGTTTCTCCATTATTTTCGCTTTAGCTTTCGCTGTAGCGACCTTGACTTCTGTATTAGCTTTCGCTTTTTCCAATCGACCCTGGAGAAACGTACCAGCCAGGTTTGCTATAGGGCCAATCAAACCGCCAATCATTTTTTCTTACCCATATTGGCAAAGCCAAAATATGCACCTACCATCGCAGACAATGATCCATACATCATCATAATAGCTGCTTCAGCCGGTTTTATTCTTTCGGGCCATATCAGGACAACCGCAGTAACAATAGCCATGATTGCCAAAGCACTCCAAGCCATGTAGCGCCTGTTCTTTTGCCACATATCTTTATTAGGTATGTTATCCATGATTATCTCCATTCTTCCCTATATCCGCGAGTTCATCTTGAAGATCTTCTCTACGCTCAGCCCTAGTTCTATACTTTTTCCTTTTAGGATTGATGTTCCAAACAGCTCTAGCAGTTACATCGTGGTCGTAAACTTCTTCTGCAAGTAACCTTACACGATCTATTAGTCTAATAACCATTGTTTTTATCTGGCTTATCTCAGCTCGTGTATTGTGTGCCTCTTCTTCTAAGTTGCTTTCAAGAGTTTCAATAGCCTTAACAGTATCGATTTTTATTTGTTCAATAGTAGCCATACGATCTTTTGCTTGATCGCCAACTAACTGATTAAAGAATTTAAGAAGATACGTGCCGAGCTTGTAAAGAATTACAATGGCTAATAACGCAATAACTACAGGAAAACCTAATTCCGAAATTGCATTTGTTAAACCTCTACTAATCTCCATAATATACTACCATTAAAAACCATACCTAAAACTTACGATGGTTCATCAGGCCACGTTGGATTAGAGGGATCTGCTGTATTTGCAGGTAAATCTCTCAATGTTTGTCTGTATGTTGCCCAAGCTGCTTTGTTGCTTAGCTGTGAATCACCTGCCTGTGTCCAGTCTGTATTCTGCAAGCGAAGATTTCTTTCTCGTCGTAGGTTTGCCAAGTGTTCATCATTGCTGACAGTTGGTTCCACAAAACTTCCATCGACATAGGTATGATGGTCAACCTTAATGGATGAGTCGCAATCTACCCATTGCAGACCAGAATGGACTGGAAACACGTCGGCATCTTCTTCAATTTGGCAAACCCTAGTTCCGTGAATTAAAGCTTTCATTATTCATACTCCAAGACGATTACATAGCCAGAACCACCTGCACCACCAGCCCTAGCATTAGTACTTTCGTCAGCCCCGCCAGATCCTCCACCACCGAGTGTTCCAGCTACGCCTGCTGAGTTTGCCTCTACAGATGTGGCTCCACCTCCCCACATAGAACCCCCATAGCCGGAGGGTTTGACGCCGGTTCCTGCAATTGTATGTCCACCTGGAGCACCTGCTAAATTGATGTCGCCTCCTGATGCTCCTCCACCATTTCCAGAATTACAGCTTCCATTTCCATTTGCACCAGATCCTCCACCACCTCCTACAGCAGAACAGAACGAGCCAAAACTTGATGTACCGCCAGTTCCCCCAGCATTATTTCCCGAAGCACCAGCCGCGCCTGCGGCACCAACAGTTACGGTTTCTGAAGCAGTACCGGAAACGTCGATTACTTCGATTGCCATTCCACCTGAACCACCTCCTCCTGCTGCTGCGTTGCCTGAAACTGAGACAATTCCACCTCCACCTCCACCACCACCTTGTACGAACACACAAACTGTAGTTATGCCAGAGGGTTTAGTCCAAGTTCCCGATGATGTGAATACTTGTGATGAAGCACCAGCGCCACCACCAGCCGCTACAGCTTTAATAAGCCCAGAGGCTCTTCCTAAGTTATCTGTAAGTTTTCCTGACATTTCTATCTACCTCGTTTGATCGAGGTACGATACGACAATATCAACATTTGCAGAACTAGCAGTTGCAGCACATAAATGATCTTCATCAGTTAGTACAATCCTGTCGTTGTATACGAATGTTTCATTGGCTCCAACAGCCTGGTCAGACAGTATTTCGTAGTCTGTTCCACCACCACCGTCATCTATATAAAGATCTACGGTTTCTGCTGCACCAGCAGTCTCACAGATGCTAATGGAAATGATAAGATATGTATGTCCATTTACACCGTTTAATAAAACAGATTCACTATTAGTAACACCTGCTGTGTGACTTACCTTAAAGACTTCGCTTGCCATGATTTCTCCTTACTATAATCAAAAACCTAAAACTACTGATTTTCCTGTACTACTGAAACTATCTACTACCAATGTATCGGTAACTCCAGTACCACCATTTGCTACAGGCAAGGTTCCCGTTACCTCGTCTGTTAGATCAACACCAGCAGATTTTATGCTAACCGCTCCAGAACTAACTGAAAAATTACTACTGCTGAAACTAGCTATGCCTTTAGCAGATGTACTCGCATCATCACCATTAATGGTTATAGTATCAGTCGCCGATGCTACGGATGACAGCCCGGTTCCTCCAGCTATTGTAAGCGTGTTTCCAGAGGCAATGGCTTGAGAACTTCCAGAATCAGCGGCTGCGGTAAAACTACCCGCTGTACCGGTAAACGTAATTGTGTCTGTTCCAGCAGTTGTTGTAATAGCAACTGTTCCAGCTCCAGCAAGCGTCAAAGTATCGGTAGTTCCATCTGCTACGACATCATCTTGTCCTGACACTGATATGGTTTTGAAAACTTCTGAGGCATCTGCTCCGGCATTACCAGTACGAACAAACCCAATAACAACCGCATCATTATTGGAAAATGATCCTGTGCCTGTAACATACGTTAATGCTAATTTAGAGTATCCTGATGCATCAGTAGTGGCACCTGTAATATTCCAGATCGCAAAAATTGCTGGATTATCACGCTTAGTCATAGTGACGGTGCCGCGTAATGATGTCGTTGTTGAATCATCCCAACTGAGTACAAGAGCTTCGATGTCCGCACCTGCGCTGTCAGCATCATCCACGTAAGCCGCTGTAGCGGAAGATAAAGTCGCGTTGTTAAAACGAATTACACCAGAACCAGGATCGCTATCCGTAGTTGTTGTGCTGTAGGTCATATTAAGACCTGAAGGAATACCGATGTTACCTGTACCAGAAAACTCTAACGCGATGGAATCAGCATTAGAAATAGTTCCATTACTGTCAACATGGGTGAGTGCTAGTTTGACATAGCCGCTAGCATCAGTACTAGCACCAGTAATATTGTATACAGCATACGTTGCCGGGGTAGTTTTCTTAGTAATACGTAGCTGACCACGATTGGATAGATTAGTAGAATCATCCCAACTCAACAGATACGCAGAAACATCGGCACTATTGGCATCTGCGTCATCAACATAGGCAGCAGTGACACTCGATAATGTTCCGTGGTTCAATCGTAAAACACCAGTACCAGGATCGGAATCGGTTGTCGTTGTCGAGAATGTATAATCAAGACCAGCAAAGTCGCCGTCACCTGCTGGACTGAAAGATACAGATACCTCTGCATTGTTGCTAATACTGGTGGAACCAGATACATAGGCTACAGGTATTTTTGTATAGCCAGAAGCATCGGTAACAGCACCAGTAACTTTGTAAATAACTAGTGGCGAAGAAGGATTAGGATTACCAGCTACAGTAACAAACCCCCTACTTCCACTGTTTGAATTATCCCAGGATTGCACCCAAGCAGATACATCGGTAGTACCGTCAGAATCGTCCACGTACATAATTGTGGCTGAATTAAGACTTGTATTGTTGAATCGTATAAAACCAGCACCAGGATCAGCATCAGCCGTTGTGGTGCTATACTGCATAGAAACACCACCCATCATGCCTGTATTACCAACTGGCAATCCTAGAGCTAGAGCTAAGGCACCTGTTTCATCATTAAATGTAACTGATCCTGTAGCACTCTGCGATGCTCCGCTACTGACAGCAACAGTGCTTGTAGATGCAGTTACAGTACTTACTCTGCCTGTGGTTGCTTCTATACTTAAACCGTCAGATGCAATACCTAACAGTTTGCCATCGTTTATAGAAGGATCTGGCATTGTTGCAGATACAGTATCGGGTGCTGCAACAGGCAATACCATTGCTCTAGCACTATCCCTCTGCAACTGCTGAGTTAACATAGTCAGTTTATCTAATGCTGACTCATGGGTATCGGCAGGAAATGCATCATTTTCAATATAATCAACAGATTGGGTAAAGGGTACTTCCCTGGTAATAACCAGCGTTTCTGAGGATGTTGGTGGCGTACCCATTGTCACATTACCACCAGTTGCTGCTCCTGCTCCTGAGACTGTGTAATGGGTAGTAA